CTTCTTTGGATTTTAGGTTACCACCTGGTAACTTTCCTCCTTCACCTCCAATAGCTAACGCAGATACATCTCTAAAATATGTTGTACCTTCATCAATTATTGACATCTGTTCAAGTAGTCTTTCTCTAGAAATAACGTTCTTTTCGAATAAATTTAACCATATTTCAGGTTCATAGTATTTGTTAAATACTAATTTACACGGTTGCTCAGTTATATCAGGGAAAATCTGAGTCTCGAAGAATCTTGCGACTGCCCTCCTATATCGTTCTATCTGTCTCTCGGCTCTTATTTCTTGTCGTGAGATAATAGATTTATTAGCGCCACTTTGTTCTATCAAGCCAATTGAAAATAAGTAATTCATCAATAAAGCAGATATAACCGGCTCTAAATGGCCCATTACTTCTAAAACTCTGCTATCTCGTGAACCTGCGCCCGTAGTTCCCATATATCCAACTTCGTGGTGGTTATCTATAGCAACAACTCCCTGAGTAGCAGATGCTATCTTATCATAAGTTTTAGCTAGGTTCTCTAAAGCGGTTTTTTTGTCAGAGTCACTGTCCAACCCACTTAAGTCCGCACTAATTACCTTTAGATTAGATGCATTTTGTTTAATTGAAGCGAGAATGTCTCTATCCACTCCCTTTAACGCTTTTATTACGTGAAAACTAGACCGACCAAATGGAATGCCGTAAGGTGACCGTGGGTCTCTCTTAATACGGCACAAGGCTATTTGCTCGTTTCTATAATCATCATAATCAGATATTCTCCAAGTTTTTAGATTTACTAAAAAGTTAGAGTCTGATGCGACACTTACTTGTAACATTTGAGTGTCTTCAACTTCATTTACTTTAGCTCCTAACGTAGATGAATACGTTTGCGATTGCCCCATTATTGAGGAAGGCATACCAGTACCATCTAATCGATTTGCTGGCTTGTTAGAAGCGACTTTTCGCTCTTTTGCCAATAAATCCAGACGTAAAAGACGCCCGTTCATAGCTTTTAACTGAGACAATTGACCATCATTCCAGTATTTCTTTAATGCTCCCGTACCTTCACGGACTACATTAAGACCCATCATTTCTATCTCATCGTACGCTAACGGGTCTACTTCCTCGAAAAACTTTCGTACTTCTTTGGCACCTGCGCCAACAAAGTGATAATCGGTGAACATTTCCCCGACTACATAGTCAACTAAAAAGGAGAACCACTCATTTTCTTGATATTCCACAAGATAATGGTCATAAAATTTAGTTACTTCTTTATCTCTATAATCTCCAATATCTGTATTATATACGTCAAAAGTTTCTTGAGAATCAGTTAGCGGACTGTCGGCGGATGAAAACCATCCACCAAAAAATGGTTGTTTCTTATTTTCGGACATCGTGACTCTCCATTATTTATATTTGGAACAATTCTCCATCTTCTTCGTACAATGCAGGGTTCTCTAAATATGGTCTACGTTTGTCAACCCAGATTATCGAACCTTTACGTCCTACGAACGTAACATCATATCCGTATTTCTTTGCGTACGTTGCCAGAGCCCAGTGGCTTTCGCCAAAGTACTTGAATCCTTTAATGATACGATGTAATGTTCCTAAAGGTATACCTAGTTCGTCTGCGAACACTCTGTAACTCTGTTTCTTGCTTTGATTTCTATAGCACCAATTTAAGATAGCTATGCAATCATTTTCTAAATTTCCTCCGTAAAAGTTCATATTTTCAACTTTGATACTCCAAATCCTAAATAAGGTGGGCTTACATCTTTCGATAAATGTAAAAGGGCTAATCCCATACTATCTAATAGGTCGATAGTGCCTCCTACAGGTTCTTTAAACTTCAAATAGTTCGAAGTTCCTTGTACTTTCTGTACGACGACTCCGTCGTGCTCTAAAATGAACTTAGTGTAGAAAGGTTCTGATTTTGGAACACTTAAACGTCCGTCCATTATGATTTTTCGGTAATTTTGTAGCATATCGTGCTTATATGGACCTGTCATCCATACACCTAGTACTTCTTTCTTTGCTGCTGTCTCATTTGAGTATATCTTTACCGAAGGTATTCTCCTAGGTTCTTTAGTGAGGTCTGCTGTTATTTGTATGCCTGCCGCGGTAGCATCTGGGTATATTCTTGATATTCTACCTTTATACGCGTGATATATACGTTTTATACGTTCTATAATAGGGTCATAGTCCCTGTGTCCCTTTTCAGGGGGCACGGGGGAGATTTCTTCCCAGTAAACTAGACGTGCATTGCCCGCTAATACCTCAAACACCGTTATTTGCGTAGGATTTAACAACAATCCGTAGTCAATCCCCATAATATACTCTCTCCCTGCCTCTGAATTGAGTGTTAAGTCCCAAGTATCCTGCGCACAGGCCTCTAAAAACAGTTTTGGGAAGAATTTACCGGCAGATTTGGGGAATTCGCCCATATTTTCCGCAACAAAGTCCTCATTTAGCATACAACACTTGTTACACTTCCATCCATCTATCTCTGCGTCCTCTGTTAGCTCGCGCGGGGCACAGATTCCCTTCTTCAACACCCACTGACAGGGGATATGTAGACGTTTAAAGCGGTTTTTTATATAGCTACGAGTGATTGCGCCTTGAATTATGGCGTCCCACACGTCAATGTGGTGAGTTCCGTAGTTATCTGGGTCATCCTTATAGGCGTCCCACTCCATTTCAAGCTCTGGATTAGCGATACTTTTGGGCGTACCGACCATTATCATCTTCTTTTCGGTATATGTATCGGCCATCATATCGTCAATAACGGTAGTTCTGACCTCTTTGGTAACTAACTCTATCTCATCTACGATGAAAAGAGACCCCTTATTACCACGTTTACTGTCTGCTTTCTGTGATTGCGCTAAATTACTAGCTACAACCTCTGATTCATTAAAGGCAAATCGAATATATTCTTTACCGAACGTTCCTCTCTTCTGTACACCAGCGTTTGGTTGGACGTATTTGTTCATCAAATAGTCACTACGCTTTAAACACTTCCATATATCGTCCATAATGAACAATTGTGCCTGTGTAGGAGCAAATATTACTGCTCTGGTAGACTGTTCCTTGCACATCTTCCATAAAATATAGGCACTGAGTACTGCACTCTTACCTATCTTACGAGGTTCAATGAATAAATTTACTTCCCTCGATTCAAAAATAGCCGCTGCCTCACTCTGCCAAGGTGCAGGATACATAGGCTTGCGGTTGTCTAGTCGCACGTACGCAACACAGAACAAGTCAAAGTCTGTCAGTATACGTCTGTGAAACTCTTCGTCCGTCGGAGAAGACTCAGCAACGTTGACGAACCGTTTAAATATCTCATAATTATGAGTAAAACGAACGTCTGTAGCCGAGTCCTCCTCTAAGGTCTTTTTGGCTTCTACGATAACGTTAGCCAATTCGTACATTAAGCTTCTTTTGCTATATCTCTAATAAGTTTCTTAACTGTACCTTGAGCTTTCTTTTCAGTGTGGTCAAAGTTGCTTAGAATAACTTGTACTAAAATTTCATTCTTAAGATGCTTTTCTGCTTCTGCTGATAAGGCCTCTCTCATCTTTGGAGTTAAGTTCTTCTCTAAGAGTTCTAATATCTCTGCTTCGTGTTTTTTCATAAACTTGGACGCATAGACATCTACGAACATCTTAAAGGCAGGAACTTTGAAGTAGGCTACTACCCCTGCTCCAACGATTACCAAAAGAAGACCTATAAGTTCTGGAGAACCTGTAAGAACGTCAAGAATGGTCTCAATCATACTTTCAGTATCACTGTCACCAGTCAAGTTAGTTGTTACGTTTGTCTCTGCTGTTGTGTTATTAGTCATTTTCATCTACCTCTATATCTATTATTTCTTGTTGTTTTTTCCATTCAACCTTCAAACCACCGTCTTCGCCCTTCAATTCCATAAGGAGTTCTTGAGCAGCACCTACGCTGTCCTGAATGATGTTGGTGTTACGTGCACGTTGTAAGTAATTCAATACATACTCGTTCATTTTTCGCATACGTTCGTTTGTAGTTTCGTAATTTATAAGTTCGTCAATGTTCTTCTCGTACGACCAAGAGTCGTAACGTTCCAATTGCATTAACATAGCAGCAACGCGGCTGGTTTCAATGATGTTCAATGATAAGCCTGGGTCCTGGTCAAGTTCGCACAGGTAGAACTTATAACGTTCATAGTCCTCTGGTACTTGCTTAATCTTTTCTACTAACGACAATGGGTTGTCCATTGTTAGTGCGTTAACTAGTTTGTATTTCTTCAATCCGTGCTCTTTGCTAGTCATAGCTACTCTATATGTATATTTGGAACTATATAAGTCTATTGGTGAATGTCCTATAATATCTCTCTCAGATGTATGTTATCTATACAAAAAGGGATTTGAAAATTTTACTCGCTTCTGAACTCACTAAGTGACGGGCATAGTAACAATCAGAGGACCGATGAGAGCGTTTGTCGACGATAAAACAACAAAAACAGTGAGCGGAAATCGTTTTTTCTTCTTTTGATGATGTCATATATAAACTACTCGGAAAAGCTTTATATTATTTGTAGCTATATTTCATTTGCCTCTTCGGAGCATCGCTATGATGAATTGGCTGAGAAAGTTGTAAGGAAAAGCCTTACACACGGTGACTAGTCACGGTTTAGTCACAAACACCAACGAAAGGAGGAAACCAAATATATGGCACTGACTAAATCAGACAAAGCCTTCATTAAGAAGGAGTTGGATAATCAGTTAGAACATATCTTAGCTAAGATGGACATCTTACAGCCTGACTACAAAAGGGCTATGAAGGGGACATCTAAGAAAGGTATGCTTAAAACTGATAAGCAGTCTAAGAGCGAAGACTTTTACTCTTGCTCTTGCCCTAGACTTAAATGTCAAAATGGCAAGAAATGGAGAAAAGGTGGTCGTAATAAGAAGGGTGTTCTTTGGGGCCTTGCAGCTCACAAAGAAAACGTTCTTGCCCTGTTCAATGCAGGGTCTCTTAAGACTGAAGATGGCGAAGTAGTGACTAAGAAGCCACAGTTTAAGCTGTTAAAAGCTTAGATTGGCTGAGTCCTGAGCCGTAAGACATAGCCTGTGAAATTAACAACAGCTCATATCAGAAATGATTAACTGAGCTGAGGCACAGTATCCTGAGCTAAGATGTAAAACTAGCTCACATCCGCCTATAGACTTATCCTCAGGGATAGTCGGGCAGGAATAACATATGACAAATAAAATATGGGAAATAACAGACAAAGGCTTGAATTTAGTTCTTGAATATCAAGAACGGAAGAATGTAGGTGGAGAATACCGAGAGTTTATGAAAACTTTTTCACCTAAATTAGAATCGGGAAAAACAATACAGGAGGAAGAAAACGAATGAGAAGAAGACATATGACAGCTGGAATCGAGAAGCTGACACTGTGTGGCCACGAAATGACTGACCAAGAATATC